CGCTCACAGCCCCCAAAAACCCCATTTACAGTGCCCTGAGCCCCTCACAGCAGCCCATCACCACAACGCACGAGACAGCCAGCATCACAAGAGCGAAAGACACCACGAGTACCGAGCATCCACACACCCGATCACACCCAGCCCCAAGGGACGGACACACCAACAGCAGCACGACATGACCAGTCCACAATACACCTTGGCGGTAGCTCGACCCACAGGCCATTGACCCCTTACTTCCCCCACCCGCAAGGCACAGCAGAGGGCAGCACCCCCAACCCAATGTCCACTCAATGCCCCCCCGCACCCCCTGTGATGATAGCGGTGCCTACCTCAACGCATTATCAGGCCAATAAAGCCGGTGATGGGGTTCAGGTCAGCAGCACGGCCAGCAGGTCAGATCAATCGGGCCCCGCACACAGATCGTCGGAGTCCCATTCCGCCAGAATCTTGACCACGCCCCCCGCCCCTTCGGGGATGATTCCCCTTAGTTACCTCCCCACACGGCATATCATATTTCAAGACCAAACATTCAAGAGGTGGTTTCTATTTATATATATGCAAAAAATTGCGTCCTTTCAGGCCGGGGCATTCGCATATCCGGGCGGGCCTTACGGCCCTTTTATGCGTCGTATTTCGGTCTATGTTGGTTTTTGGGTTGTTATGGGGGGTGGACTATTCTGGTGTAAACAATTCGGGTAGCGTTTTTGCGTCAATAATACGTTTTTTGCTGGGCTGGTACTTTTGCGAGTTTTTAGGGCAGTCTTTAATGTCGGGAATATATATACATGGGGTGTGATGAATGTTTCACGTAAAACGTGTATATTTTTGCGTTGTGTGCCGATCGATTATACATGCCCAAACGGATGTACAGTGCGGATTTGGCCAAGTTGCTCAAGAGTCAGGGTCGTTGGCAGGCGTTTTCGTCGCGGAAAGCGGCGTTGCTTGCCGAGGGCCTCTCCAAGAAGGCGGCTTTTGAGCAGGCCCACGATGAGTTCATGGTTGGCACGGTTGCGATGGCCCCGACGAACAAGAAGGCGGAGATTGAAATGTTGCCTCGGTCGGTGTTTAAGCCAGCGGGCAGGCCGGTCAAGGCCCATGAGGTTGTCGGGTGGATTTACGACAATCTGCACATTTTAGACGTGAAGCCGGAGGACGCCCCGACGCCGGGTGCATGGTGGAATTTGATGGAGGTTCGGCAATCGGCGGAGGCACGGCGGTATTTTCTCACATCGGTTTGGCCCAAGACCATCGTTTCTAAATCGGAAATTGACGCAACGGACAGGTTCAAAGATGACGGCAGAGGACTTTCTGAGCTTATTGAGCGACTTGCCGCTGAAAGTGATGCGGGTTCGGGAGAAATACCCGATATACTCGTCGTGCCTGAAGAACGTTTCGGGCTATAAGACCCGGGCGGGCAATCTGGCATATCGGCAGCGAATGCTCGCAGAATGCGCTACCTCCAAGGAGGCGGCTCATCGGGAGTGGATACGCTGCCGGCGCGATGTGCTGTACTACATCAACACTTACTGCTACACCTACGACCCCCGATTATCGCCAAAATCGACGGTTGTGCCGTTTATCACCTACAATTTTCAGGACATGGCGCTCGATGACCTGGTTACGGCTATCGACGAGGACCGCGATATGCTGATCGAGAAGTCGCGGGATATGGGTGCGTCGTGGATGTCGATCACGGTTTTGGAGCATAAGTGGCATTTCTACGATTATCAGGCGATTCGGGCCATGTCGCGGACAGAGGACCTTGTTGACAAGACCGACGACCCGGACGCCCTGTTCTGGAAGGTCGATTTTATCCTCGAACATCTTCCGTCCTGGCTGGCGCCTCGGTACAAGCATAATCACCTGCATTTCACGAATAGGGACGGCAGATCGACGCTGGACGGCATGACCACGGCCTCGGATGCAGGTCGTGGCGGTCGCTGCGGGGTCCTGTTCATCGACGAGTTTGCGGCGGTGCCTGACGACAACGCGGTTTTAAGCTCCACTCGTGATACAACGACCTGTAGGCTTTTCAATTCGACGCATCAGGGGGCGGCGACGGCGTTTTACAAGCTCAGCAAGGGCAGAATACCGAAGCTCATCCTGCACTGGTCCCTGCACCCGGCAAAGCAACGCGGGCTGTATATGACCGGCGAAGATGGCAAGGTTCGGCCGCTGGATAAGAATTTCCGGGGCAAGGTCAAGGACATCGAGGGTAACGAGTACGATTTCCCGTTCGATTACCCCTTCAGGCTCGACGGCAAGATGCGTTCGCCATGGTACGATAACGAGTGTGATCGTGCAGCTCACCCTATGGAGATCGCCCAAGAGCTTGACATTGACCCCTTCAGCAGCGACTTCCAGTATTTCGACGCTAAAGAGATTTCGCTGGTCGAGAAACGCGATTGCCGCACGCCGTTCTTCGAGGGTGATCTTGAATTCGATCCGGATTCGCTGAAGCCGCTTGAGTTCGTGCCGAGACCGGGCGGGCCTTTGAAGCTGTGGGTCATGCTCGATGCCCAGGGCAATGTGTCCGAGAGCCTTACCGATGTCGTCTTCGGTATCGACGTGTCGGCAGGTACCGGGGCCTCGAACTCGGCGATAACCGGGGGGAATGCGCGTACCGGCGAGAAGATTCTCGAATACGCCAACCCGAATATCAAGCCCGAATCGTTCGCCGCCTACACGTATGCACTGGCTAATGCCTTCAATCAGGCCTTTTTGGTTTGGGATGCCGGTGGGCCTGGTGGTACGTTTGGGGACACGATTATCGAATTGGGGTATCGAAACGTCTACTACAAGCGAAACGAGCTTACCCTGTCCAAAAAAGTAACCGACACGCCCGGCTTCTTCCTGTCCAACAAGGACATCAAGAGACGGCTGATCGGCGACTATCGCAGAGCCCTGAAAGCTCAGACCTTTATCCAGCGGTCAAGAGTTGCAAACGAGGAATGCCTGTCGTACATCTACACGACTCGAAAAACCATTGAGCACTCGGCAGCACTCAATTCGGTGGATCCTTCCGGGGCCGGCGACTCCCACGGTGATCGCGTGATCGCAGACGCCCTGTGCAATAAGGGCATGAAGGTGATGAAACCCGACGTTAAGAGCGAGTCGCACGAGCCGCAAAACTGCTATGCGGCCCGACAGCGAGAATGGTTACAGAAACAGAAAGCGAAAGAAAGGTGGTAGTTATGGACACGGAAAAACTCAAGGCAAAGATCATTCATGGGCTCAATCTGGCAAGTCGGATGTGGCCCAACCTGTCTATTGAGGTCAAGAACAGCGAAGACGACGACGCCCCTCAACGGAATAATGTAAACCCATATTTTATTTAAGGAGCAAGAGTTATGACTAAGCGCTACATTGGAACGAAGATTATCGAGGCCAGGCCGATGACGCTTGGCGAGTACAACCTGTACCGTTCATGGAAAATCCCGGATGATGAGGACCCGTGCCGTAAAGGCTACTTGGTGATCTATCAGGATGGCTACGAGTCCTGGAGCCCGGCGACCGTGTTCGAGGAAGCTTACAGGTTGTGCGATGCAATGACGTTTGGCCTGGCAATCGAGGCCATGAAGAAGGGCAAGAAGGTCGCTCGTGCCGGGTGGAACGGTAAAGATATGTTCATCTTCCTGCGTGAAGGACGCCAGATTACAGGCGTTGCACCGGACAGCCCAATGGGCGGGGATTTCGAGAGCAGGGGTCATTTCTGCATGAAAGACGCCCAAGGGCTTTGCGTTGTCGGCTGGCTGGCCTCTCAGACCGACATGATCGCCGAAGACTGGTTCATGGTGGAATGATGGCGACTTCACAGGCCCGGATTAGGAAAATCGAGAACATGCTTGCAGATCGGCAGTCTGATCGTGAGTTCACCGCCAGAAAGGCGGTTTCTGAGTTCTTAGAGCAGGATGACCGGCGACGTGAGCAGGAGGCAGATGCCTGTTTTGAGGCTCTGTGTCGGGACGGTGTGATACGTCCGGCTGCCGAAACTGAAAAGATTGTCGTTTAATGACGATGAAAACAGGGCTTACTTACCTTCGGTAAATTGTGTTTTTGGAGAGCAGTCATGTTGTAATGGCTAATAACGGGTTTGCTTGTCAGCCGGCCAGTTGACAGGCGACGAATAGAACAATCAAAGCGGCAATAGGGTGCCCTATCACCCTGTTGCCGCTTTTTTGTTGCCCGTTGCACGAGACTATGGGCTTTAATCCAAAAAACAAAGATGACATCATACGGCTTTCAACCGCCGTAAAGTACAGCTTCGGCAAGGCGCTTAAGCCTTTCCGCGATCATCGCCTGGAAGCGATTCGTGAATATGTCGGCAGGCACTACTCCGACAACGGCACCTCAGACCGCGTTCCGATCAACCTGCTGGAATTAGCGGTCAACATCTACCTGCAACGGCTGGCGTCAAAGGCGCCGAATGTAGATGTCAGCACCAAGTTCAAGCAACTCAAGGACAAGGCTGATCGGTTCGGAATAGCCCTCAACTACCTCATCACCGAGGAAATCGAGTTTGCAGACGCCCTGGAAATGGTCGTGCTGGATGCGGTCTTCTCGGTCGGGATTATGAAGGTGGGGATCAATAACACCACTGTCGAGGTCGGCGGGATCCTGCACGATGTAGCACAGGCCTTCGCCGATCATATCTCGCTTGACGATTGGGTTCACGATATGACGGTCAAGCGGTTTGAGCAGGCTCAGTTCATGGGCAACCGCTACCAGATGCCGCTTTGGCAGGCAAAGGAGCTTTTCCCAGACAAGGCCGACAAGCTCATCTCCGTGGAACGTCGGAGAGGCCAGGAAACAGACCGCGATCTGTCAGAGGGTGAATCATCGACTATCGAACGGTTCAACGAGGTTGTTGACCTGTGGGACCTGTGGCTGCCGCAGGAAAATGTGGTGCTTACCTGCCAGGTTGACGACGCTACCGGAGGGATAGCCGAAGTGCTCAACGTGGTCGAATGGACGGGTCCGGAAAAAGGCCCTTATCACTTCCTGAGCTTCAGTAAGGTCCCGAACAACACCATGCCGTTGGCCCCGGCTGCGTTGTGGATGGACCTGCACAAGTTGGCCAATGAACTCTTTCGCAAATTGGGCAGACAAGCGGGGCGGCAGAAGACGGTTATCGGTGTTCGCGGCGGCGCCGACGCAGACGGCAATCGCATCCTGAGCGCCAACGACGGCGACATGGTACGGCTCGACGACCCGAAGGCTGCGCAGGAATACAAGTTCGGCGGCATCGACCAGGAGAGTCTCGGCTTCCTCATCATGGTCAAGGACCTGTTCGCCTACCTGGGCGGCAACCTCGACGCTTTGGGCGGTCTCGGCCCGCAGGCTGAGACATTAGGCCAGGACCAGCTCTTGACGGCCAGCGCCTCTCAGCGAATGCAGAAGATGCAGAATCGCACGGTGGGGTTCACAAAGAGAGTCATAGGCGATCTCGGCTGGTATCAGTGGACCGACCCCACCACAGAATATGCTGTAACTAAGCGCGTGCCGGGTCTGGATGTGGCGGTCGAGGATGTCTTCGGGCCGATGGACCGCGAGCAGGCCAGCGAGTTCATGCGGTTCAACATCAAGATACAGCCCTACAGTATGCAGAACCAGACGCCTGAGATGAAACTCATGGCGATCAAGGAAATCTTTATGAACTTCCTTGCCCCGTTCGCCCCGCAGATGGCCGAGCAGGGGATAACGATCAACTTCGAGGGATTGCTCAAGCTCATCAGCGATCTCGGCAACCTGCCGGAGCTTAACGAGCTTTTGGACTACGCAAACCCTCAGCAGCAACAGCAACCCACCCAACCGCCAAAACAGAGCCCGGTAACGACGCGGAAGTACGAACGCATTAATCGACCGGGGGCAACCAGGCAGGGCAAGGACCAGATCATGCAGCAGGCGCTGTTCGGAGGCAAGCCGCAGAACAGTGAAATGAGTTCGCTTATGCGACCTACAGGATAAAGGAATGACATTATGCCGCCAGGATCGGAAAAACCGTGTGCAGCTCACGATGTAAGAATCACCAACATGGAAAAGCGCCAGGATAAGGTGGACGTGATTCTTGAGAAGATACGGAACCGCCTGCCGGTCTGGGCAACGTGTGTAGTTTCACTTCTGACGTTAATCATCGGACTTTTATGGAAGATGGGAAAATGACTAAAAGCAGCAAACCCAAAGTAATGACTTGCGTTTTTCGCAGGCTCGACAACAACGCGCCTGTTGTACTGTACATGACCCATGATGAGTGGCTGGACCAGATCGAGAGCATCCCCGAATCTCAGGACTGGTGCATCAAGCTCGATGACGGCGGCTACGCTCGCTTCTGTAGACAGGAAACGGACATCCGACGCTACGGCAAGTTCAACCATACGCCCGGCAACTGGCCTATGACCTCGACCGCTGCCGGCGTTGCCGCAAGTCAGGTTGCCGAGTTGACAGAGTATGACCGAGAGCATGGCGTCCCTACGGAATATACCCCGGACGGCGACCCTATTTTCACAGGCAAGGAGCACAGGAGAAAGCACTGTGCCCTTCACGGCATGTACGACCGTAACGCCGGCTACGGAGACCCCGCGCCGGTGAACAGATAAACCCAACAACTAAACCCAAGGAGCAAAGAACATGGCAGACAAAGAAAAAACAGAGCAGACCTCAAACGAGGAAGAACAGAAGCAGGAAGAATCCCCCGAAATCGCAAGCGCCGAAACGCTCGATGCACATGAGGCCTTCGATGCGAAGATGGATGCTGACGACGACGACGACAAGGGTGGAGACGAAAAAACCGACGATTCCGGCGATGAAAAAAATACCGCCGATGACAAAGGGACCGACGAAAAAGATTCCGGCGACGAGAAGAAGGACGAGGAAGGCGAGCAGCTCTCAGACGAACTGCTCCAACGTGCCGAGGCAGTAGGTATCTCGAAAGAAGATGCCACGGCTGTCGGCAACCCGAAGGCTCTTGAGGCGAGCGTTTCTATCCTCGAAAGCAGGAGCCAAAAGCAGGATGATGACAAAAAGGAAGGTGACGAGAAGGACGGGGATTCAAAGGGCGGCGACAAATCTGCTGACAAAGGCGACGAAGAAGACAAGCCGTATGATTGCGGTCTGGACCCAAAAGAGTGGGAGCCGGAGCTTATCGAGTCTTTGAACAAGCAGGGCCAGCAGCAGCAGGACACTATCAAAGAGCTGCGAAAGGATGTCGAGGGCCTCAAGGGCGAACTTGCCAGCGAAAGGAAGTCGGCAGGCGCACGTGAAGCCGAGGCTTTTACCGAGCAATTCGATGGCATGGTTTCCGGTCTCGGCGACGACTTCGCCGACGAGTTGGGCAAAGGCACCATTGACGACCTCGATGCCAACAGCCAGGAGTACAAAAACCGTGTTGCTGTCCAGGACAAGATGATCGTTCTGGCAAACGGCTACGCCAGCTCCAAAAAAGGCAAACCCCCGTCAGTACAGGGACTGTTTGAAGAAGCGGTCCAACTCGTGTTTCCAAACAAAAAAGCAGCCGTCGCTGTCAAAGAGGTCTCGAAAAAGGCCAAAGCGCGTGCCAGTCAATCCATTGGCAGGGGCGCCGACAGCGGACGGAAGAAGACAGGTTCGGATAAGGCACTTGATGCAAACATCGAGTTCGATAAGAAGCTCGATGAAGACGATTGAAAAGCCTTGTCTGAGACCACAGATAAGGAAAGGAACGAACTATGAGTATAAAAGACAGTGATATTGAAGACCTCCTGACGACTACGCACTATAACGAGCCCAAGGGGAAGATAACAGACATCTCCCAGGACTTGCAAAGGTTTGTCGTCATGTCGTGGCTGTTCACGAAGAACGGCGGTCTTATCGTTAAGAAAAGCGGCGTCGGTATCAAAGAGACGCTGATGATAAACTACGGCGGCGAGAGTCGCTGGATTGGCGAGTACGACGAAGATGTTATCATGGTTGGCGATCACCTCACGAAGATGCAGCTCAACTGGTGCCTGCTGACGGATAACCTGGCATACAGTCGCGGCGAGATTCTTGAGAACCGGGGCGAGGACCGCATCAACAACGTCATCAAGCCGAGACGCCGGGCCTTGCAGCTCCGAATCGCCAAGAGCATGGAAAATACGTTCTTCGATGCACCGGACGCCGATGACGACCTGTCGCCGTGGGGCCTGATGTACTGGATTGTCAAGAACCCCAGCACCGGCTTCCACGGCGGGTATCCGCCGGGCGGCTTTACCCGTATCGGCAACATCAATCTCACCAAGGCGCCGAACTTCAAGAACTACACCGGCACCTACACAGCGGTCAGTAAGACCGACCTGATCGCCAAGATGAGGAAGGCACACCGCAAGACCGGATGGGTCGCACCCAAGACCATGAAGGACTTCGAGGGCGACATCGGCAACCGTCGTGTCATCCTGGTCAATGAGGAAACCGTTGACGCCCTGGAAATGGTCGGTGAGGCTCAAAACGAGAACCTCGGTCGGGACATGGCCCCGATGACCGGCGACAGGGTATCAACTCGAAAGAGGGACACGCTGTTTGTCGATGGCGAGATCACCTTCAAGAAGCATCCGATTGTGTGGGTGCCGAAGGTGGATGAGGATACGACCAATCCGGTCTATATGCTGGATAAGGCGACAATGAAAGCCTTGACCCTCAAGGGCGACAATATGCGTGAAGGCGACTTTAAGGCTCTGCACGGCAGCCAGCACCGCGTGTTCGCATCGCACGTTGACCACAAGTGCCAGTATATGTGCACCAACAGGCGCAATAACGTGGTCTTCTACCAGGCGTAGCAGGCGATGACGACGGAACGAAACAAGAACTTCTTTACTTAGGAGAATAGAATTATGAGTATGAGAAACCTTGTGAACTATCACAAGCAGAGGCGCCAGAACCTTCGGGAAGTTTGGTTTACAGGCGATGTCGCTCTCAAAAAGGGTATGGGTCTGTGTTGCGACATGGATTACGTGACAACCGAGACGGGTTGGAAGGCGACCGACAAGCTCGGCGCCCGGGGCAACTACGTACAGGTACCTGTAGCAGCCAACAGCCTGGCTTTTGCCGGCGTAACAACCCAGTCGTATGCCGCCAAGGAAGGCGGGCAGTTCGTTACGATTGCAGAGCCCGGCAGCGTGTGCGAGATTCTGGCCGGTGGCGTCGCTACGACCCTCAACAGCACCCTGCTGACTTGTTCGGCACAGTCGATTGATGCCGGTCGTTTCACGCTTGGCGGTTTTGCAGGTCGCGGGTCGGCCCTGGCATTGCAGACAGTGGCGCTGACGGCGCTGACGGCGAATGCGTTTGCTTCGTGGACCGGAACTGCAACAGCGGCTACGACTACGATCACGGCAACCGGCATCGGAACCGCGTGCGGCTACGGCGCTGACCCGGCTGTTGACGCAACCGACTTCACTGTGTATGTGGCGGGCGGCGGAGACGATGATGAGGTCAGTGCGCCGAGTGCGCAGCAGGTCTTGACGGCGCCAACGGCAGACACGATCACCGTAGGAACCTCCGTTGGAACCACGACCTTCAATGCCGTTTACGTTGTCAGGGGCAACGGGCCGCTTATTCTGGCCGAACTCCTGGATGGCCCCGAATCCGGCTTGATCGAGTATGTATCTCCGAGCGACAATGTTGCCGCACAGCACGCGCTGCCTGGCGGTGTAACATTCATCTGTGGCGGGTACACGCTGACAACGGGCGACTCAACCTCCACTCTGGCGGACGGCGTTATTGACGGCCAGAGGAAGGGCTTCGCTAATATCGGGACGCTTACCACCCACGGATACATTGTGACGGTTACAAGTGGATTGACGCTGGCGGGTGGGGCATTGGCTAACATCACCCAACTTGCAGCCGGCATCCATCACACGCTTGAGTGGCACGGCAACTTTGGCAACGGTTCGACCGGTGCGTGGCGAGCTTTAGAAGGCACAGGCACCGAGGCTTAAATAAGACTTCTGTTTCTGCATTGGGTTTAGTTGAGGATGTCCCGGTTTGTAGCCGGGGCGTCCTTGGCTTGCTTGCAGGGACTTTAACTGAAAGGAAATGATATGAGCGGTCAATTGCCTCAAGGAATTATCGCACAAACGCCGAGCGACGGCATCCTTCATGCGTTCGGTATCACGGTGCCAGCCGACGAGACAGGCGGCTATGCTATCGGGTGCCTGTTTGCGCATACCGACGGCGGCGACGGCTCGGCCCTGTACGTCAACGAGGGCACGCTGGATTCGTGCGATTTCAATTTGGTTACTGTAGCGGCGGCATAAAGTTCGAGACCTCCGGAGAAGGACAAAAAGGAAATGATATGAGCGGTCAATTACCACAGGGAATTATCGCACAGACCCCGAACGACGGCATCCTTGCCGCGTTTGGCATCACGGTGCCAGCCGACGGGACAGGCGGCTATTCGCCGGGTGCGATCTTCTTGCATACCGACGGCGGCGCCGGGACCGCGTTCTATGTGAACGCCGGCACCCTGGCGTCCTGCAATTTTGACCCGATAGACGAAGGTGTCGTACTCGGGGCCAACGTGAGCATTGCCGATGCTTACGCCAACTATACGGGCACGACCCTGGAAGCGGCGCTTCAGGAACTCGGTGGAGTGTCGTATGCCAATCGCTTCGTCATAACGGAAGTGCTTGCAGGGACCAGCGCTGCATCGGCAGCCGGCTACGGCAAGATATTCGTTGCCCCGAAGGCTTGCACGGTCAAGAAGATCAGTGAAGTGCATACGACAGCCAGCACCGATGGAAGTGCTGTAACGCTTCACGTCGAGAGATTGCAGGGCACAGAGACCTCGGGCAACGGGGACAACCTGCACACGACAGGCATCGACCTCAAGGGTACCGCCGAAACGCCACAGTCGCCGACGCTGCTGACATCCGGCGTATGCGCCCTTGCGGCGGGCGACAGGCTCAACCTGGTCGATACCGGGACGCTTACGAGCCTGGCTGGACTTTGCGTGACAGTCGAACTCGAATGGGATGTCGCAGACAACTCGTAACGGTTCGTTTAACTAAACCCATGTTTCATTAGCGGAGATCATTATGGAAATCAGTCAAAGCAACCAGGACCGTCTCAAGCAGATGTTCAACCTGCAAGAGATCCCCGAGTTTCTCGAAAGGGCCTTCTTCCAGTACAAGAAGCCCCTGGACAGAATCGGGACGCCTCTCAGTGAGGAAGGTCTGGTGACTATCGGGCTCATCGCCGGCTACGATCTGGAGCTTCAGTGCTTCCCGGGCCGGGAAGTCGAGGAAGTCGAGGACGAGGACGAAGAAGCAGGCGGTGCTGCCCTCGGCGTGGCGGATCCTGAACCGGATCCGGATCCGGATCCGGAGCCTGAACCTGAACCTGAACCGGAGCCTGAAACACAGAGCAACGAGACGGGGCCGACATCGGAGCCGAAGAAGTGCCAGGTGTGGGACAACAGCAAAGGCGAGACGCTAAACGGTATTCTTGTGTCCGAAGGCGAAGGCGACAACGGCACGTTCAGTATGGTGCTTATCGACGGTGAGACTGTATCGCGACAGGTCCTTTCGACTGACGTGAAGATTCTGGACTGACGAAAACGACGGTGAGGGGTGGGGACAAAACGTCCCCACTCTTAACCTGAACAAAGGGAGCCGAACATGACTACTCTGTATGCCGGTTATGTTGAACTGAGACTGGCCGTAGCGCACTTCCTGGGCTATGGCCTGACCGCAGAGTCATGGTCAGCCGATGCGATCACCGAGATCGGCATGGTTATGAACAGCGGTCTTCGGCAGTTCTACCTTCCCCCGAAGATCGAGGGACAAAAAGAGCCGCATCAGTGGAGCTTCCTCAAGCCAATAGCAACGCAGGCGACGGTCGGTACCTACAGCACAGGGACGGTCGAGGTCTCATCCGGCACCTGCACACTTTCAGACGGGACATGGCCTTCCTGGGCGGCAACGCACGGTACGCTTACCATAGACTCGACAGAATACTCAATCACAACGAGAGACAGTGATTCAGAGCTTACTGTCGTTGGCGATGACGTGGATGCCGGCGAAAGCTACACCTTGCAGCACAGCGGCAACTATACCCTGCCGGCAGACTTTGCAGGGATTGAGGGGCCTTTGACCTATGACTCGCCGGAGAACAAGGCTGACATCCAGATCGTCGGGGAGGGGCAGATCAGGAGTCTCAGGCGAGGCACCACAACGAGAAGCCATCCGCGATACGCTGCGATCAGACCGATAGAAAGCGACGGCGCCGCCAGGCAGACCTTCGAGATCATGTTCTTTCCCATCCCGAACGATGCCTACACGCTGAGCTACCGCAAGATCGTGCAACTTAACGCGCTAACAGCAGAAGCCCCTTACCCCCTGGGCGGCGACTATCACGGTGAGACCATTATCGAAAGCTGCCTGGCTGTAGCGGAACTGCGAAGCGACGACACGATGGGTAATCATCAGAAGAAGTTCATCGAACGGCTTACCGCCAGTATCGAATACGACAAGCAGGCACAGAAGCAGGAATACTTCGGCTACTGCGGGGACAACTCCGGTAGCCGTGAAAACGTGGTGCAGAGGCATCAGGGCGCGGTTATAGCGACGTACAAAGGGAACTATTAGAAAGGTAGAGCAATGACAAGTAAAAAGTTTATATTATTATTACAGACGAAAAAATTCATCTTTGGGTCCATTTTATTTTGGTGTCTGTTATTTTCTGTTAACTGTCAAGCTCAACGAGGCAGATATAGTCCCCCGTCTGAGGCAGAAATTGCTGATAGGGCTGGCTATACTCGATACACGGTAAGCACTGACGGTATTACTCGTATCCATGATCTCATAAATGACCAAACCAGAAACAGGATTATTGGGATAACGAGAAGTGATACAGCCCTAAATTATGTATTCACAATGGATAGGGATGGTGTAATCACAAAACAACAAACAGCAGCAGGAACTGGCGACGGTAGAGGGATGGAGATAACTTGGGGTGAAGGTTCTGTATGGGGAGCCATGTATGAAACAACTAACCAGTTGATTAAAGTGAATCCTGAGACTTTAGCTATTACTGAATATCAGATCACAGCAAGCAGTCTTCCGTCAGCGTGCTTAGCTTACAATAATAATGGTTACATTTTCATAGGCGGATTTATAACGGCTGAGAATAGTCCTATCTACCGTTTCAATATAAGCACTGAAACATTTGATACATATACAGCAACAGACATCCGAAATTTATACTGGGCTTTATTTGACGGGACTGACTGTTGGTTCGCAGGAGAGGATCCCGATACTTCTCAAGCAGAAATTGTCCGAATTGAAGAGGATGGGACTATAACGAATTACGAGTTAGGAGTAACTGGAGGGCACGGAGCCGAGATAGAATATGATGGAAGGTATATCTGGTATGGGGGTAATGATATTGACGAATTATATCGGTTTGACACTTATGACTCATCAGTCGATACAATCCATACTATGTTCGCTCCTCGAGTTATTGGTTTTGATAGCAAAAAATTATGGATGGCAAATGAGACGCTATATGCTGCAATAGATGTAGAGTCAATGGCAATAGAAAGAGCAGGCGATATTGCAGGGATAGCTTATGTTCATGGTCTAACATTTGATAAAGAAAATGTATACGTTGGGACATGGGCTGATACGTGCTATATATGGAAACTCCCAAAAAGGACATTCCAAAGCAACCCGTTCAGTATGATTGTAGCTGGAGGGTCTACAGCAATAGCTTATGGCGATTTACCAAAATATGCAGACACAACTGAGTGGATAGACACCGAAGCTACAGCCCAAATTCCCATGCCAGGAAGATTTGTGATGTATAGAATATCAGTTAATATAACTGCTAATACTCTTAATGGAACCTTAGGTCTTGGTGTTTATGCAGATTCTGATCTTGTTGAGTACTTTACCATCGCTGCAACGAATACAGGGGTTATTGTTAGGGACGAGCCCGAAGACGGAACTCCCATTATAGCAAAAGGTGATTTATTAAGCATAAAAGCATTTAACGGAACAGCTACTTCAGGAAGCGTAACATTGGGAAAAGTAACTGTTATGGGCACCCTTCTCTATTAGTTTAAGTATTTGTGGTCGTGAACAGGGGATGCAGCGGCATCCACAGACGTTTCAAGTAACGTACAAAGGAGATATTTAGCATGAAACGATTTATTATGTTATGTGTAACGATGTTGGCAGCCGCCGTTTGTGTCACTTTTATGGGCTCATCGAGCGGTACCGGTGACAGGTGGAAGGTCGTGCGGGCATTGTCGGCTACTGACGATACCGGGCCGACGGCGACAACCAGCATGTACGTTGTGGGCGAGTGGGTGGAGGTCAACAGCACCTATACATCGCTCGGAGGGGTCATCGTACAGTTCGTCGGAACAGGCAACGAGAATACCACAGGCACCTACTGCGTCGAGTTCAGCAAGGGGCTGGGCAGTCCTGCCGAGTATTGCTGTCACGGCACTTTTACGTTAGGGGCTACGATCAGAGGCAGCACGCGCTATGCCGACGTGATTACTCTCAATAATCACGAGTGGTATAAGGAACCCTGGGTCAAAACCGGCTATCTCTACAACATGGGCACAGGGGCGGTGGCAGGTGCGGGCGTCGGGGGTCTTATCGTTGACAGTTGCGAATACAACTACATACGGGTCAATATGGCAAAGGGCACCTGTACGACTGTCGGTGCCTATCTGCATAACTTCAATTAGGCTGCTATGACAAGACGACTCAAAACCTATTTCCCCATGAAGGGCAAGAACACTAACTTCGTGACGAGTACGCAGCCGAACCTGACCAGCCCGGACATGAACAATGTTTTTCCGGTCGATGTGCTGGGCGCTCAAAGCGATGTTCTCGGTGGACGCGCTCGAGGCGGTCAGAGGCCGGGTATGAACAGACAGTTTCTTGCCGACATTGGCAACGGCAAGCCGGTTGTTTGTATGGGTCATGTAACGACAGTGGAGCTATGATATGGCATTGTTAAATCCAACTCCTGCTGATGAAGCGGTCGGCCAGTCGCCGGCCACGACCCTTTCATGGACCGACTCGGTATCCAGCGACCATTACAAGGTCTACTTCGGCACTGACTCCACAAAAGTCACCAACGGTCATTCTGAAGCATATCGCGGCATAGTCTACGAGACTGAGTACGACCCCCGCGTCAGCCTCACTCCCGACACCGATTACTACTGGCGGATAGAGGCTTATCTTGACGGCGAGGACATGGTGGAATTGGGTACGGTAGAGTTTAATGTTGTAGCACTTGGCGCAAGTGTCCCCGATGCAAAGAAGTGGAAACGCCGGCTGTGGTCTCTGGCCGATAACAAATTCTGGTACGAAGACGATTCCACCCCGCCAAACATGGTGTCGTTAGGCAATCTTGAAGTAGACTCCGACGGCGGGATAGACACTACCCATGCGATCTCTGCGGTTGCGGCTTACGGCAAGGTGTTTATTGTCAACGGCACCATAAAAAAGGTCGTGGACTTTCGCAGTACGAAACTCACGCACGCAGGCTTGACAACTCCACCGGAACCGGGAGAAGAAATCACACAGGCCAACACCGGCGCGTCGATGATCGTGGATTTTGTCAATACCGCAAAGACAGAGGTGTACGGCTTCACCACGACCGCCACGCCGTTTAACGACTCTGACACGATCACCACGACGGGCACGGACTTTGTACCGGCGACAGTAACCGAGCCGACAACCCCGCACTTCTACGACTGGACGCCTTACGCCACTGTCGGCGATACCAGCTACGGCACGATGCCGGCGGCGCCGACAATCGCATGGCTGTACCGGGGCAGGATAGGATTGGCCGGCACCCCCGACCATCCGCATGTGTGGTTCTATCCGAGACAGGGCAACCCGCACGATTGGGCCTACGGCGGCGACGATGAACAGTCGGCCATTGCCGGCAACGACGCCGATGTAGGGCTGATAGGCGATATACTCGTGCAGGCGATACCATACGGCGACGACTATTGCCTTTACGCCTGCATCGACGAACTCTGGCTGCAGCGCGGGGATCCGGCAGCGGGCGGCTCGCTTGAGCAGATCGGTTTCAATGTCGGTCTGATAGACCGCAGGGCACGGTGCAGGGACAGGGCGGGCAACCTGTATATCATGGACGCCAAGGGGGTCTATAAGATACCGGCAGGCATGGGCCATCCTGAGCCGCTGACAGAAGACACAATACCCGATATGGCCGAAGAACTCGGTCTCAACCCGGAAACGCAGGTCATAACGATGGGCTACTCGGCAAGGCGACATGGCATTATGATCTCGGTAACGGAGCTTATAAACGGGTCGAATCAGTGCTACTGGCTGAGTCTCAAGACGGGCGGATTCTTCCCTTGCAGCTTCCCGGATGCGTTAGGTATCCACTACCAGCACTATTACAACTCTGACGAGCCGGAGTTTCGGCGGCTTCTGTTTGGGTGTGCAGACGGGCATATCCGCAGGCTGGACGATGCCGCAAAGGACGATGTTACCGACGACGACACGAAGACGGCGATCAGCAGCCACGTGACGATTGGACCTATGCAGATTGCCCCTGACGACATGCAGGGCAAACTGAACCAGTTGACGGTAGTTACCGCAGGCGGGGCCAGTGGCGGCTCTCAGGCCGACAGCGACGGCGTTACGGCAGAAGTGTATGTTGCCGAGACCGCCGAGGAAATCATTGAGAAGGTGACGGCGGCAAGCAGCCCGTTTACGTCGTTTACGCTGACGGGACCGGGCAGGGGCAGACCTAACCGATGCAGGGCGCGTGGCGCCTTTGCAGCAGTACGGCTCAAGAATACGACCCTGGGACAGACGTGGGCAATGGAGCGGGTGACGGCTGCGGTGCAGAGGGCCGGGAGGTTGCGATGAGTGCGCAAGTGCCGCCCGGCGACTGGACAAAACTCAATAAGATCCTGAGGGACCTTCAGAAAGACAGCTTGGCCATCGACTTCAAGGGCGTGTACGCCGATGCAGCGGCGCTGATCGCAGACCTGGGAAGCCCTTCTCACGGTTGGGCTTATCTCAATTCTACCGATGGCTATCGCTACGTGTACCAGTTCAACGGGTGGGTGCAGATGCACGAGGATGGCTACTCAATCTTCACGACCTACCACGACGCCGACCTTGATGCCAAACCGTCCGACCCGACCGGCGTGGGCACTACCGGAGGCTGGCACTGGACTGCGACCGAAGACTGTAAATGGATAAGCTACAAGATCGCACGCAACGGTTCGGAAGGCGCCTGGACCGCGCCGGTGCCTATTCGCGGTGCCGATGGCGCCGACGGGACAGACGCCGTAGTCTATTACATCAAACCTACCACCGGCACAGCAATCCACAATGGATCGGGTACCCTTACAGTCGAAGCTCATAAGATCAAGGGTGGCAGCGATGACCTGCTGGCTGCCGGCACGATCAAGCTGTACGACCCAAGCAATGACGAGATTACTGTTGGCAACGGCTATGCGGCGGGAAGCGACGGATATACTGGCGTCCTGGACGCAGGAGACATCAGTAACAGTAAGATTATCACCATGAAAGACGGCGCTGGCGGTGATGTGCTGGATACCATTACGTTAGTGGATGTTGCTGACGGCGACAAAGGTGATGACGGCGACAAAGGTGATGACGGCAGCGATGCCATCGTCGGGTCCATCGAGTCGGATAATGGCCTTGCCTTTGTGCAGGCCCCGGATGGGGGAAGCTGGACGCCGGTGGGGGCAACGACGACGCTGACAGTTACGTTTTATCAAGGCGGGTCCCCGATTAATACTCGGACAGTGGTCATTACCAGGACCGGCGAGAACCTGGCGGCGCCATCGCCTGATACTGTAGACGGCATAACCTACGGACGGACAGGCAGCGGTACACCGACTATCACTATCGAGTTTACGCATGTAGCAGGTGATATTACGGTTGCCGAGACGCTTTACGCCGTGCAAGGCGGCGATGATGGTGTGGACGGCGATAACGGCGACAACGGGGCGGATGCGGTTTTCTACTACATTATGCCGTTGGGCGGCATGTCGATCAAGAATGGCGTCGGAACGCTGACTATCGAAGCCCATAAGGTCGAGGGGGGTAGCGACAGTATCCTCAGCAGCGGCACGATCAAACTGTACGACCCGTCAAACGACTTAGTAACCGTTGGCAACGGCTATGCGGCGGGAAGTGATGGTTATACAGGAGTCCTCGATGCAGGGGACATCGACGGCAGCAAGATCATCACGCTCAAGGACGGGGCGGGCGGTACGGTACTGGATACGATCACACTGATGGATGTTGACGATGGTTCGAGGGTGCCTGTACTGAGCGGCGTGGATTTTGAGTCAAACGACCCGACAGGTACCGCCGTGAGCTGGTCAGCGGGCAAGATACACGTAGACGGCGGCCTGATAAACATGAGCGCCGGCGGCAATACGACGCTGAAGTACATCTATTGGAATGGGCCGTCTGCGACAACGCTGAGTACAACCGATACGCTTTCTACGGCTATGGACCGCAGCAACGATCACTGGCTGGTATGTGTCAATGACAGCGGTACGGCAAACCCGGCCATGGCGCAGAGATTGATAAACGCCGGCATGATCGTAGCGACGACTATTTCGGCGATTGCCGCCGACCTCGGCAATATCACGGCAGGCGAGATCATCCTGTCGGCGAAGGACGGTTCGCCGACGACAGCAGCCCTGGGCAGGACACAGATCAAGCTCGACGGCAGCGGGTACTATGGCCGATGGAGGGGCTCTGGCCTGCCGGCGTGGTCAGATACCGAAAGCGGCAGCGGGGCAACGTACAACAGTGGTTGGCGGAAGATCATCGACATCAGCGACAACGAAGTGAGACTGTCATTTGATTCGCTTGATTCGGGCGACGACCTCCCTATTGCGACGTCAACACCTGTTCCGAAATCTATCATCTTCTTTGAGCCGGGAAAGTCTTGCTCAAATACATACGCCGAAGATGACGGGACTGCCGTAACCGCTGCAACTGGCGGACTGATTCAGGGTAGCTTCAACTTCTGGCGAAGCGCGGGCAGCATGGAAGTCAACTTCAAACTTGAGGTAATGAAAGTCGGGTCTCCCGATACGGTTGAGGAAGAAATATGCGATCTTGTAGATTATACTGGCGACGATGATGACAAATCGTTTCAGGAATTTGAGGTCGAGGTCGATGACGGCGAGCAGTATTATATAAAAATATCACGAAGCACCACCAGTGCAGGCACATACGGAAGGTACAACGGAAGTGCAGTTTATGCCGCACCAGTAACAATAACAGCTAAAAAATCTTAAGGAGTATTATCGTGGCTTACACATTTCCGGGTGCTTATAACGGCATGTTCGTTACTACTGGCATGATGAGAGGTCAATCCGAACGGCAGACAAGATGGCGTAATCTGCAAAATCTTGTCAACAGGGCCAAACAGTCAGGCAAGCTCGATGATTGGGAGAAGGTTGCACAGTTATCAAAAGAAGATCAGGCCTGGCTTTCAGGCGGAAACGCCAACAACATGGCCTTTAATTCGTGGCGAGGCGGGCAACTTTCGCCCCAACTCTACTCGCAGGTAAGCTATCTCGAACAGCAGGAGGCCGAGGCCAAGGCCAAGACAGCAGAAGACGAAGCCAAGACAGCCAACGAGACGCGATACGCCGACATCCTCAAGGGCTACGACAAGACCTATGCCGACGTTACCCAGGGCTACAACGACCGGTATGGTCAGGCGATGCAGATGCTTCAGGGCATGGGCGATGCCGAGAGAACGGACCTGCGGAAGACCTACGCCGGGCTGAACGCTTCGAGTATGCAAAGCCTCGTCAACAGCGGCATGGCCGGCAGCACGGTAGCGCCGTCTGTCAGGGCGCACAACACGCGGCGGCTGAATACTGCGATGGGCCAGCTTAATGATCGTCTGCGAAGCCAGCAGGTAGGCTATCACACGAGCATGACCGGGCAGAGGTTGGCGGCACAGACAGGCTTGCAGACACAGAAATACGGTGTCATGGAGCGGCGAAACGACACGTACCCGCAGTCTTACGCCTTCGCCAAGCTGATGAACCAGTACGGAAACTATTCTTGAGGTTAGAACATGGGCATTACCGTATCACATGAAGTCCCTATAGAAGTCCTGAGTCAACTCGGCTATTCAGCCGGCAAAGGCCAGCAGCGTGAACGCGATATAGATCGGCGAAACGCCCTTGTCCTTGCACTCCGCAGGATGAATGACGCCGAGCGTGCCCGACAGGAGGGCCTGGCTTACAACAGGGAGCAGAGCGGGCTTAACCGGGAGCATGATCTGGAAATGTTCGACAGACGTACCGGCGCCGCCAGCGACCTCTACGGTCAGCAGCAGGGCGGGCGGATGGATCTTGCTGGTTTTCAGGCAGACCTCGAAGGTGAGATGTACGACCGGCGAACAGCCGATGCCTTCGATGCTCAGCGGATGCAGCAGCAAGGCGCGATGGACCTCCAGGGCCTTCGCAACCAAGGCTACGTGGACCGGGCACAGAAACAGTATTCGGCAGCACAGCAGCGAGAGATCGCCAAGATACAGGCCGGGCACGATTGGCTGGATAAGCAGGTCGCTTTGGGTACGTGGACGCCTGAACAGGCGGACGATGCGCATATGCAGTTGGAGGAACAACGGCACGGTATTACGCCGCGAGAGCCGATAGGCGCCGACAGCCCCTATCCGGTGGGTATGGACATTGGAGATACCTGGCTGCATAACACCGGCGCGATAATGACCAGGGACAGCAAGGGCGACGTGAAGATGTTGAACTCCCCGCCTAAGCCTAACGACAGCGACTTTACGTTCCCCACCGTCAGCAAGCTCTGGACGGATACTTATTCAGCGATGGCAAGTACCTTGACAGGGATGGAAGGCGAAACAGTGGATGTGGAGGAAGTAGACAAAGCTGTTTATCGAATAATGGACTTCTACCAGCGGATGACGGCCGTTGGACCGCCGGCACCAGGGGAAATGAGTAGCCCCGCAGCGGCGGCAATGAGTGCTATACCTGTACCTACACCGGAGTTGGAGCCGTATTGGGATAGGTTAGATGCTGTGAGCCAGCAGGAGGCTATTGCGTATATGGCAGCAGCAACAAGTGAAGCCGACCGAAAGAAACGAGCGGCAACTTTGGCTAAAGTGGCACGGAGGGCAATGAAATAATGGGGATGTTCGCAACACTCCTTGAAGAAGAACAACAGGCGACGAAGCCACAAGGCATATTCCACGACCTGATTTCCAAAGAACCGCCCGCCAAGAAGCGACACATCGATAAACTGTTCGATGAGTTTATGTACGGTACGGGTCCGAAGGTGGACCGGGATTTGGTCAAAGAAGCCAGGATAGCAGACTTTGACAAGTGGGCTTCACCTGACTGGAAATCTTCAATCCCTGATGAGAAGGACTGGTACTATAGCAAAAAGGAGCAGGCAGCGAACATTGCCGATTTTGAGCGGAGTCGGTACCGGACAAGAAACGGCGTGTCGCAACGCCTGAGTCCTGAACAACGAGAAGAACTTGCCAGGCAAGGCTTGACTCCTTCCGAGCCCGGCCCGACAGCTTATTTGCACCACGGCCCCGCCAACTACCCGGGCCGTGAAGACTATATCCGCAGCGGCGCCAAGCCTATCGGGGCCAAAGAGAATCTTATGCGTGGGAACTTTTGGGAGAAGCTGCCTTTCAGCCCGGCCAAGGCGGCAGAGTTGCTTGGGGTGTGGGATGCGGTCAAGAGGCTCAACTCCGACGACTTCTCCTGGTATTCCGAAAAGTATGGTTACGACGAGGCGAAGGGCAAGCTCCGCGATCAGCGTGTCGTGAGTGAATTCTTCAATGCCATGCAAGAACAAAGCGTCCGGGGCAAGACGTTCATGGCCGAAGTGGGTAGCGGGGTAGCCGAACTGCCTGCCTGGATGATCGAGTTTTGGGTTACGGGTGGACTGGCAAAGCTCGGCAGCAAGGCGGCAACAAAGGCCGGTATGAAGTTTATGAGCAAGTACGTCAAGACCGTGGCCGGCAGGAAGGCCCTGAAAATGGCGCTGCGGGTGGGGGCTGCGACGGTCATTACACCGACGATCAGGACCCTGCAACAGCCGCACAGGGTTACAGAAGGCGCGATCGAGAACATGATACAGGGCGATGGCACTGTCGAGGCATGGCTCAAGGCTGGTGTCGCAAACAACATCGAGAACTGGTCAGAGGAAATGGGCGGCTACATCACCAAGGGCCTGCGAAAAGCGCCGGGCACAAAGCAGGTGATGGGTATATGGGATGACTTTGTAAAGCAACGGTTCATCGCCAAGGGCGGTACTGCTGCGGCGTATGCCAAGATTATCAAGAAGGGAGGCTACGACGGCCTGATTGGCGAATTCGGTGAGGAATGGGTAGGCGGCATGAGCCAAGCCCTACTCGGTACCGAGACCTACGGCGCCGAACAGACCGGCGACTTTTTGAAGGACACACAGGCGAGGCTGATAGCGGGGGCGAAAGCCCTGGCAAAACAGACACCCTCTATGGCTACAACGCTGTCGGTACCGGGGCTGCTCGGCGGGTCGGTCAACATGGCTTCGCGTATGAGAGGCAAGTACCTGGATTACAACTATCCGGGCAGGCTGGATATTGCCGACCAGGGGAAGTTCAAGGACCAAGCGATGACCGAGCAGGGCGCCGACATGGTGATGGCATTGGCCCCGCAGGTAGCACATGACATAGCCAGGAAGATACAACCGAGTCGCAAGGACCTGCTGAATCTCGGCGTCAAGGGTTGGACAGCAGACGAGCGGGAAGCCTTTGCAGAGAAACTGAGGGGTGCGGCAAGGCGACAAAAGGATACAGGCTACGCCGAGCGGCAGCGGGAACTCATCCAGGAGGAAGTTACCTTTGCTCAGCGCATGCAGGAGACCGACCCGGCAGAACTCACACGGCTGGCTGAGACCGGGGACCCTTACGCACAGTATGAGATAGATCGACGCCGTAAGGGCTACCAGCAGGCTGACCCCCTGAGTATGCAGCGATATGCAGAAGAAAACATCCGCGCAAAAGCTGACCAAGATATTCAACAAGATATTCCTGGCGAGCCGCAAGGTGCTGGCAGAGCAGGAGTTACAACTGGACGAGTTGAGACGGAAGTTGACGAAACTATTCCGGATGAAACAAAACCCCCTAAAACTGAAACAGAAGTGCCCAAAGACGAGGCAACAGCAAAGGCCAGTCAGGTATCACGGCGACAGGCATACCAGAATTACCGGGAGGCAATGCCAGACGCTACGGACGAGGAAATCGTGTCGGCGATGATCAAAGATGGCATAGAGCCGCCGCCAGAGAACCTTGAGCCGTTCAAGCACTTGCCTGCCGTCCAGAATGTGCTTGCCGACCAGGATACCAAGCGCAAGGCAGCAAAGGTGAGAGCCGAGAGTAAGGCCGCCGCGACAGAGAAGCAAACTATAAAGCTGGATTCACTGGCTGGCAAGATTCCTGAAAACCTTGAGACGAAAACCAACGAGCAGTTGCTTTCATTGATGAAGCGGACGCGACACAGCACGGTTGAAACGGCGGCAGGGAAAGTTCTCAGGAGTCGCGGATTTTGGGTGCTCAATGGGAAACTGGAACCTGTTGAAGTTGAACCAGAAAAGGAGATCGAACATGAGCAAGAAGCCATTACTGAGCCTACCCCGAGTCCTGAAGTGGACCAGGGGGAAACAGGGAAGCCTGTTGCCGAAAACACCCCGACAGGAAAGCTCGACCCCACGGACCTCGGACAAGCAATCGAAATAACTAAGCTGCACGCCGCCTGGGTGGCAGGTGGAAGTAAATATGACCTGCGCAACGTATGGGAGGGGGTTCATGGCAGGAAGTGGAACGCAAAAGAGGGAAAGTATGAGCCGGGAGAGGTAGAGTACACGCCCGAACAGGTTGACGCAGCTTATCGGCTCGTCCAGAAACCCATACCATCGCCGATGGCTGACGTGAACCTCTTTGCAATGCCCGGTAAGGAAGCACAGTTGCAGGCTATCGCTGAAAAGATGCGCAGGCAGAAGCCTCAGAAAAAGAAAAAGGGGAGGTTGGCTAAACCAAAGCCGTTGCCGAAAGCAAAGACCAAGAAGACAGACCATATCAAAGCTGTTTATGTTGCCACTTCCGGGGATGTTACGGAATCGAGATATGGTATCAATGGTATTTTTGTTGAGGGCGACAACCTCGTAGCTACAGATGGCCGTAGAATGTTTATAGCAGAAGGCAAATGGGGCAAAGACGGAATATATTTGGATAAAACATCGCTCAAGAATGGGGTGCTCGGCAAGACTGACAAAACAGGAGCGAAGTTCCCCCATTGGCAGGACATTGTGCCTTATGTAAGCTCGCGAGATGCCATTATAGTAGAAGATTTTAGTAAGGTCTGGCGGCATGTCCATCAGGCAGCACTTATGGCGAATGAAGATTCAGCAGGGCTTGTGATTCTGGCAAACAAAGATGGTTCGTTGGGTTTTGCAACGGCAAGTCCAGAGGTAGGTCATTCTGAAGTTAATGTGTGGCCTGGTGCTGAAATACTGGGTGCAGTAAATCCCCAGTTTCTTATCGACTCTATCGCTTTCCACGCAAAGAGGGGCAATGAATCTTTCGAGTTCTATTTCCAGCACCCGGAACGGCCCATACTCACAAGGAGTTCTGACGGCAAGACATCTACTGTGATTATGCCCGTCAACGTAGGAGAACCATCGGAAGCAATAAAAGAAGCAACCGGGGGCACAGAACAGCCACAGAAAGAGCAGGACGCTTTTGCCGCGGACATCGAGAAACTGTACGAGGAAGCGCTGTCGCAGCCTGACAGCAAGCGAGCGGTCGAATACGGCCAAGTAACACCGGAAATGGCTAACCGAATCAAGGACGCAACAGGCAGGGATGTGAGCGGCTACAGCTTGCAAATCAACAGCGATGCAATCCGTCATATTCACAAGAAACACGGCGATCAGGGAGCGGAAGAAGGCAGAGGGCAGTTTGTCATTGGGCTGGGAGAAATCGAGTCGATACCGCAGATGGTCGAGGGCTTCGATTCAGTCGCCGTCGAGAAAACAGGCGAGGGGCAGGATGCCTTCGTATTCACAAAGAGAATGAACGGCAAATCTGTTGTTATTACGGTAATAGGGACCAAAAAGGAGCGTCTGTCTGTACGGTCAATGCGGATATTAAAAAATGGCCGGTCGCTCAATGCCGCACAAGGCAACCCTGAGCTCGACGTCCAAAACGCCACCGGCTCTATAGATAATATACGTCAGAAAAAGGGCAAAGTCAAGTCGGAGGGCGAAAAACAGCAAAAAAAGAGGGGACGCAAGCCCACAGAGCCCGTAACAGAGGAAAAAGCGGACGAAGTCACTGAGGCTGACTACGAGGAAGTCGATCTCGACAGCGACGGCGCCAGTGGGGCCTTTGTGAATCAGTACGCTGCCGAAAGACCTGAGCCGGGCACGAACCCGACACCCCCTGCCGAGAGGAACACAGCCGACAACGCGGTCTTCAACGTCATCGACCTGGTGAAGCTGGCCAGGGACCTGAATGCAGGCAAGTACCCGAAGATCGTAGCGAAGATCAAGGCTGCACGCGGAGAGGCCTTGGGTATATTCCAGCATGACAAGAAGACAGGCAGGATCAAGCTGAAGGCCGACATCTTCATCGGGCCGGCGATCAAGGTCGTTGTTACCAGGTCGAACAAGGCCGATGCAGTTATCGAGCAGCTTCTCTATATCTTTGAACAGCAGGGGATGAAGCGTGATGATATTTCTGTCCGCAAGGAACGTGAAGGTGTTGGGAAAACGCGAATCACCTTCTACAAGAAGGACCCGAACTACGCAGCCAGCATTCTGGCTCACGAGATCGGGCACCTGGTCGATTGGGTGCCTGACAAGATGGTCAAGGGCAGGGGTAACATCCTCGGTCGAATCGCATCGCTGAAGAACTTCACGAAACATCAGTTGGAAGCGTACCCGGGTGGGCCTGGTCCTCTGAGCAAGAAGGAAAAGGCACGTCTGAAACGACTTGCAAAGAAGATGCTGTCGGGATCCTACGAGATCGAGGTTGACGAGTACATCGAGAAGACTTTCGGCATCAAGCCCGAAGACGTGGTGGCGGTCTTAAATACCATCGCCAGTGAAATGCACAAGGTAGACCCCAAGCTGCACAAGTTCATCGCCGAGGCCGATCGGAAGCTGAAGAAGTCAATCTTCGTCGAGGCGATGAGGGGCAAGCTCCATGAATCCCTGAAAGGCTTCGGTAAGACGGTTCGGGAAAAGACAGGCAGGAAGATCAAGCAGACCATCGAGCAGGATTCGTCGCCGGAAGCAATCGCAGCAAAGTACCGCGAGTTGTTCGAGGAAGAAATCAAGAAAAGGATGCTCCTGGACCGCGAGACCATCATGGAAGAACTTCAGAAGCTGACGAAGTGGTGGAACCCGTTCAACGAGTACAAGAGCGCCAAGTACACCGCATACCGATACAGCAGCCCGGAACTGTACGCCGAGGCGATGAGCGTGCTCTTGAACAACCCGAGAGCCTTGCGGGATAAGGCGCCGGAGTTTTATCGTGCGTTCTTTGGGTGGCTGTCGAATAAGCCTGAAATGGAGGAAGCCTACAACGCCATTATCGACGAGATCAAGGCGGGCAATTCGGTCGAGGGGGGCGCGGTCAGGCTGCGGGAAGGTTTCAGGCAGGCAGAGAAAGCACATGCCAACGCACGCAAGAAGCGGGGCCTGAAGGTATTCGACCTGCTCAAGAACACCTTCAGGATCGGCCTGCTCGACAGGGCGGCAGCGGTCAAGACAGCAGCAAGGCCGCTCACCAAGGGCGGCGACGTGAGAGCCGAACACGACCCGGGCCTGGCTATCGACAGGGCAACCTACAGCAATTCCGAGCATGAGGCGTACCTGGCGCAGATCAAGTGGAACGTGGTCAAGGTTCTTGGCGATGTTAATCTGACAGCCGAAGACCTCAATGAGTACCTATTCCACCAGAGGGTAATTAACGACCGTGGCGAGTTCGCCAACCCGCAGGGCTTCACTCCGAAGACTTCAAAGCTGCGTCTCGGCGAGATGCGGTCGATGTGGGGGCCTGAGAAGTGGGATGCACTCCTGAAGGCTCAGAAGGCGTTTTGGAAGATCCGCGAGACCATGGTCGTCGCCAAGGTCAGACGGTCGGGCGTATTCAACAGGGAGCTTGCCGACAAGATCGCCGACAACGAGCATTATGCGACTTTTGAAGTGGCGGCCTATATCGACAAGAAGCACGGCAAGGGCAGCGGGCTCAAGATATACCGGCAGATCGGTACGCTTGCCCCGATAGCAGGCCCCTTTGAGGCAACGCTGCACAAGGATATGCAGTTAATGGCAGCGATCAACTGGAACGATGCCAAACGCCTCACAGTCGATATGCTGCTCGATCATTCGCCCGAATCAATACGGAAGCCGGCAACTGTCTACAACAGGCTCACGCAGCCTGAGACCGACCCTGACAACCCTGACAGGCGGCTCGTACTCGTGATGAGGGACAGCAAGGTCGTACCGTACTACATCGACAAGTGGATGAATGAGGCGTTCCAGCGGGAAGCTGACGGCGTGATTCGTGGGGTATCACTGGTATTGAGATCATTGGCTACGCCAGTCAAGGCTTTGTTCACAGGTATCAATCCCGGCTTCTGGACTTTCAACGTGGTCCGCGACTTCAACAGGGCAGCGCTGAACCTGCCCGGCGCCGGCAAGCTGATCGGCAAGGACAAAAAGCATATATGGAGTTTCCTCAATCAGTACCGCAAATCCATCGGCCCCGCCTTCAGGAGCGTCTACGGTATCCCTGACAGTGTGGTCGAGGAAATGCTCAAGGGCAATATGCTCATCTCCGTGGCTGACTATGGCGGGCACACAGCCGAAGATACACGGCTTGAGCGACTGCTGACCATGTACACCGGGGTAAGCCGCAAGAAGTGGAACAATAACATTACCAAGCCCTTCAGGGCGATGTTCCACCATTTCCTGCGTTTAGGTGAGGCGATTGAGCGGATTCCGAAGATCGCCGGCTACAAGTATCTCAAAGAGGCTTTCCCGGATATGCCCGACGTGATGATCGAGGACATGGTTCGCACGAAAGTGGGATCTCCGTCGTTTCTGACCAAGGGCAAGATCACGCCGATCACCAACAGCATCTTTCTGTTCAGTAACCCGATGATACAGGCATGGCGGTCTGACATCGACATATGGAAAGAGCGGCCAGGGGAGAAGGCTTGGAATACAGTCAAGTTCACCCTGCTTCCCAAGGCGGCGGCGTGGGCGTTGCGTGCAGGTGTCATAACCGCCCTGATGATGTGGCTCTATGACGACGACGAGGAAGCCACACCCGTAAAGCTGGCAATGGCCTATGAGGATATGTTCAAGGGAATCTCAGAGTACGATCTCAGCAACTACCATTGCATCCCGATAGGCATGACCCCTGAAGGCAAGACGGTCTACATCCGAATGCCCCTCGATGAGAATCAGAGGTTCATCGGCGGGCTATTCTGGAAGATGATGAACGTCCAGCAGCAGAAGCTCGGGACCATCCCCATGCTGTTCGACTACACCGCCGATCAGATGCCTGGGCTCAATCCGGTCTATGGCGTCTCGATGGCAGCCTTTGAATACCTAAATGGCACGAACCCCTACGACACCTTCAGGGACCGCAAGGCAATTGAAGAGAATCTGTTCAAGGCCCAAACCAGAGAAACGCATATCGCTTTCGGCAAGTGGGCGGCGAATCAGTTGGGCGGGCCGATTATTTATCGCTTCAAGACCAGCGACATGGATTCTGTCCGAACCGAACTGAGTAATGTGGCAGGCTTCGACTTCGAGACCCCTGTTAGCGTCCCAGGACTGACGACAGCACGCACAGCCCCCGTTGTCGGGAACATAGTCGGTCGGTGGATAAAAGTCTCAGACAGAGGCAATGCCGAGGCCATGCAGCGTATCAGTGCAGACGAACAGAAAGAAAACGCCAGGGTAAACGTACAGATTCGCAAGATCGCCGACAAGATGCGCAAAAGCAAGGACCTGACCAGCGCAGAACAAGCTCTGGCGGACGAATACCCCGAGAAGCTGAAGAAGCGAAGCAGCTACGTGAAATCCAAGGCCGGCAACGCCTACGAAAGATCACTGCTCTACGCAGACACCACAAAAGAGCGGCACAGGCTGCAATTAGAGATAGCGAAACGAGAAGGCCCCGACTTCGACCTGATACCATACATCGAAAAGGACATCGTGACGATGGCGGATAAGCTGGCTCGAACCATCCCGGCGAAACGGGTGGACCGGCAAAAGTACCTTGCAGATCGCGAAGAAGCCCTGAAGTGGATGAAAGATCGAAACGTAACAGCCGAAGATGTGGTCAAGCTCTACGTCCCCCACGTCAAAAAGAGCATCAAGACCCTGAAGGCGCGAGGGGAGAAGATGACGCGGCTCAGGCGGGCGATCAGGCAGTTGTGAGCCTAACCGTCAACGCTGCGGGCCTCCGGTTCCTGCTGAGCCTTCAACCCGTCAATGAAGATGCCGACAGCATAATCAGCCATTAGAGCAGGCAAATCGAACGATGTACGCGGCAGACCCGGCTCAATAAAGTCGCCACAGCACCACTTCTCCACACCGTCAAGGAAAACACGGCAAATCTTGTATGCGTCGTATTCGAGGCTGACGACCCGTGTGGCTCCGCCGGCAGCCGGGTCAGCGGCAAACAGAGCCTCCCGGTCAACCTTGAACAGGGCGGCAAGCTGGTCAACGCGATGGGCTTTCGGAACGTGGCGGCCCGTCTCCCATTGATTAACCTGGCTGAGCGCGGCGTCGATCTCGTCGGCAACCTGCTGCTGCGTCAGTCCCTTAGCGTTGCGAAGGTGCTTTAGTTTCTTGCCTGAGAATTTCATTTCCATTCAAGCCATTCCTTAACAGGTAATTGATTAACTCGCACCTTTTGGATTAACGACAGGTCTGAGTAGTATTGCTGGGTAACATTTGTGCTGCTGTGCTCGAGCGCACGAGCGGCGGCCTGCAATCCGTCCGCCAGGCCCATAAGCGTGCCATGCGTCCGTCGGAAGTCTTGCCGTGTTATCTTGAAATTCGTGATCTTGCCGTCGATCTTCTCGGCATAGCCAGCCCGCAGGCGAAGGGCGTCCCATTCTTTGCGGACATTTATATCTGGAAACAGCCGACCATTTTGTTGACTGCAACAATATGGTTCAAGCACTGGCATCAAAGCATCCGGCAAGGGCTTGACATCCACCTTGCCCGTCTTTTGGGACCGTGTAGCCACCTGCTGGCCCGCCACGTCCACATCGGCGGATTGCAGGGCTTCTACGTCATTCCGACGCAGGCCCGTCACAAGGCTCAGCAGCACGCGCATACGCCAAATCTCAGTAGGGCAGTGCCGCAGGAGGGTGTGGACCTGCGAAACGGATAATGACGGGTGATGCTGCCGCGCAACCTTCAGCTTCTTGAGTTTAATTCCGCCCCGGATATATCTGTTTTCGACGGCCCATGCGACGAAGGCTTTAAGATTTGAGATGTCTTTATTTACGGTCCAGCGACCTACAGCCTGTTGGCGCTCGACGATGAAGTGGTTGATGTTGACTTGAGTCAAATCCTTTGAGCTTGCCGGCAGGATGAGTTTGGCGAAATTGTTGACTGTCCAGATCGCCTGATACCGGGCTTCTTCTGTACAACCCCGCACAAGAAAAGTGTGCTCGTATTCTTTGACCATGTAAAGCCATTTGGCTGGAACTGGGTCGGTGAATACATCGTTGTTCAGGCGGTAGTAGAGCATCTTGGCGTAGTGGTCAGCCAGAGATTTCTTCTTGAACCCCTTCGCCCGCTCCCGTCCCCTGTCATACCATTTAACGAAATAGTAAGGACCAGAGGGCAAAATCCGAGTATCAACCCGAGTTTTTCGCATACTGACATACCCCTGACTGCATCAACGTAACTCTCTATACGCTCGTCAGTTACGTCGTTTTCTCACCATCTTACAAAACCAGTGCTCTACCGTTGAGCTACGTTGGCAACGCTTTTACGGGGCCTTAACCCCGGTATCGATTACACGACAGACCCGCTTCCTGAAAGAAGCACTGGCAAAACCCTGACATAAATCCGTGTGTTAAATCCATCATTTCGCCTGCCTCAAGACGATTTATGCTCGCGCCCCCGTCGCTTCTGCGGCCAATCGGGTTCGCCATCAGGTAGTCGTTGATGAATGTGTCAACTAAGTCTTTGACTTGCTGTCGAACACGTTCCCTGAAAACGTTTTCGCTGCACCAGCCTGTCATTCCTTTACTCCACGTCGTCGCTTGGTTTGACAAACTGGGCATCCTTTGAAGATAAACTTTTTGCTTAAAGTCTAAACGTATAGAAAAACAAAAGAAAGATCCCTGGGTCGCTTTGCCGCCGCCGATGCCTATAGCCAATGCAGCCTTATCTTCTGAGGCGGTCCACCCGTCGTAACGATTCACATGGATACCAGCTAAGCGTAGTTTCAATTCAGCGACATCCATCAATCCCTCCACAGTCAATCCCGCAGCCTTCGCATCGTCCCCCAACTCGTTAATGGCGACGCAAATACCCTTAACGCCGTACAGACCCTGTACGTCTTCACGCAACGCCAATAACCGGTTTGCCTCTGACCAAGCCTTGTATGCTTCGGCTGCTTCAGCCTCCGATTTGTCATCCTGTGGAATGCCGATAGTGGAGATTGCAGCAAGCCCTAACCATAACAATACTTTCATTTTCCTTGCCTCCAAGCCTTTTTCAGAATAACCGGCAAATCCAATACACCAATAACACCACAGCGCCGACCACCAGCGAAAATTTCATGTTCCGCTCCCAGTGCCTTGGCGACATCACGTGATCGGCCTTTCAAAAAAAACTTTCGCTCGCAATCCCCGACGCCTTCCGCACTTACAAGAAGTTGTATCTTTTCAAACTTTTTCGGCTTTACAACATGGGGGCCAACCCTTATGTTGTTCTACGTGGCGGCCTGTGACTAAAAAACAACGCCGTGGTCGGTAGAAACCGCATGGCCGCTGTAACTCCTTATGGATAAGGAGCCTATGATGAGCAAGACCACCGAAGCAGTTCAAGACGTCCACACCCATAACTTCCACGAACACAAACTGGCACACGACATCACCCAGCTTTTGGGCGATTTCCGCCAGCCTTTTTTGGACGAGCTTTACGACGATCTACTTTGTCTGCAGCGCGAAGGGCGACATGTCCATAATCACCGACTTCGCCTTTGAGGGTCTCCGTGACCAACTCGTGAATGCGAGCACGCTGCTTATCTGTCGCACCAGAAGCATAACGCGACCACATAGCCTCAAGGGCCGCAGGCTTCTCGTCAGCGGAGAGCAGGGAAAAGACGCGACACGCTTCCTCTGGGGTAGGCACAATATCCTTGACCTCGCCCTCGAAAATGTCGCCGCGTTCCTGAAGAAGCCGCACGAATAGGTCTAAAAAATTCTCGTCAGTTTGGGATTTGTTGGCTAATCGCACCTGCACATCCAAGGGCAGGTCAACCCACAACCGGACTGCTGCTCGCAACGATCTTTTCTTCTTCGAATCCGCCTCTTCTGCCTGTCGCTTGAACTTTGCAACCAAAGCGTCGGGCAGTTCCGCACCCAACATTATTTCGCCTGGTGTTTTTGCCATAAACATAGGGTAGTCCTTATCTTACGAAAGATACATTAAAATTTAATAAAATTTTCTGTAATTTTCTTAAGAAAACACTTGCCTTGGACCGATATGTGGATTATATTTTCGTACAGAAAACATAAGGAGCGGATATATGGCCAATGGCAAAGACGTAAAAATACTTCAAATTCAACTCCCTGCTGACCTGTACGATCGTTTTTCGGCGAGTAATCTCCGGCGTGAATGCCAGACGGACGTCGAAGCCATCCGTGGCATGCTAAGGATTGTACTTGATTCAGAGCAGGCTTGTCAACAAGTAAATCCCTCGCCTGTGGGTGGGGAAAGTACTGAGGCGGAGGCGGGGGTTTGATGAAGAAGAAGGCCGCAAAAAAAAATCAGTTCAATGTACATGTACATGTGGATGAGGATATTGCCGCGCAATTCGAGAAATGGCAAAGAACTATAACAGGCACAAAGGGAGATAAATTGGGTGCTGCACTGTTAGCGGTGGAAGCCTTGTTTCGCTTCAACGAGACGATTGTTTACCGATTGATGGCCGCGGGCGTGACTGTTGAGAAAGCAATGTCGCTTATCCGAGAGGGGATGATGGAAGCCAGCACAGACAACCAGCAAAATACGGAGGTGGGGTCGTGACACAGGATGAAACAAAATATGTGGGCGGGCCGATTCCGAGCAAACTGAAGGACCAGATCGAACAGCAATGCGGCGATTTCGGCCTCAAGGTCGGTCGTGTGGTAGTCGCAATGTCGCGGCTGTGGGCTGACTTGCCACCGGATTTGCAGATGAAGCTCTACCAGCGAATCAACAGCAGTGAGAACTTCTTAGACCTGTTGATGGGCAGTATTTCAGATGCGGAGGTGCAGGCATGACGGAAGGCAGGATTAAGAAAACTTATCATTTACCTGAAAAGCTCACAGAATCTTTTGCGGAGTGGTGTAAACCGGGCAGGGATTACTCGCCGAAAGTCGCCGGAGCGATGTTGGTTTGGATGACTTTGGCTCCTGCGGTGCGAGAGCAGGTTGTCCGGTTGGCTTACTCCGACGGCATTGATGCCGCCAAGAAGAAAGTTGCTACATTGGAGGTTGTGTAAATGTCAGCCAAAGAAATCGAACCGCTCTACTGGAACGTAACAGAGGCGTCGCTCAGCACCGGCTGGACGAAATCGCAACTATATAGTCTGCCACTTGACGGTGTGATGATCGTCCGGCGGGGCCGTCGCCGCCTGTTCAACATTGAAAAACTGCTCGAATGGACGAGCCGAAAGGACGAGCATTCGCGGCAAGAGTTTTTGAAAACCATCCTCTTGGAAAACCGAAGACCCCGGCGTAAGCCGCGCGCCGCAACCGCATAAAAATTAAAGAAGGACCGAACCATTCGGAACGGAAGCCATGACGCAGAAACAGACCACAGTTCGCAGGGCATACAAATTCAGGGCATATCCTGTAGGCCGCACAAGTCGCAAGGCCAAACGCGCCATGCGGACTTGCGGCGCGATTTGGAACGCTGCTGTTGGTGAACGCTGGGGCCGCTATCACGAATCGCAAAAAAATGATGATGTCAAGCCTGTGCGGGGCAGTTACGAGCAGTATCATCTGGTTCGCAAGCGTGAGCACCCCGAATACGCGCACATGGACGCCCAATCGATGCAGGATGTGCTGGTCAAGGTTGACGGCAGCTTCAAAAGTTATTGGGCATTAAAAAAGAAAGACCCCGATGCTAAGCCGCCAAAAATCAAAAAGGAACTATGGCATTACAAAGTTCTTGTGTTCCGTCAAAGTGGTTGGCGGCTGGAAGGCAATCGGCTGGTGCTCAGTCGGATTGGCGAATTCAAGCTAAAATTGCACAGGCCCTTTGCCGGTCGGATCAAGACCGTTACCGTATCTCGCTCGTATAATAAGTGGTATGTGGTTTTTAGCTGCGACGAAGTTCCGACTTGCGCCTTGCCTGACACAGGCAAATCTGTGAAGATATTTTTTGCCGACGGCTGTTTTCTCTATGACAATAACGGCAGGCTTGTACATCATCCGCAGTTCTATTTCAGCCAAATATCCCGCCTCCGTGTCTTGAGTCGGGCTCTGAGTCGCAAGCAAAAGGGCTCGAAGAATCGCGACAAGGCCCGAACTATCTTTCGCCGATTCCATGCGGCGATCAAAGACAGGAGATCTCACTTTTTATGGTCGTTGGCAAACGATTATGTTGCAAAATACGATGTGATCGATATCCCCTCCCTGCCCCTAAAGCGAATGATTCAGCACGCCGCGACCGGCATATACGCGATGCGTCTTTGCGATTCAGCATACGCTTTATTTGTCGACATGCTGCGGTGCAAGGCAGAAGAATACGGCAGAAAAATTACGGAATACGATTCCGACAAGCTCTTTGATATACAAAAAATTACCGGCCCGTGTAGGGCCATGTCGCATAAAGTCGTTGCGATTCAATGACTTGCGGCAAGAGCACCTCCCATCTGTTGGGAGCAACCCGTATTTGCGGTGTGTTTACAACTTTCGGGTATGTCGGGCAAGAATCGAATTGGTTGGGAGCAACCCGTATTTGCGGTGTGTTTACAACGCATCAAACAAATAGTGTTCGACTTGTGTTGTTGGGAGCAACCCGTATTTGCGGTGTGTTTACAACCGGCTGATCCGAACGGCTCGGCGGCGATGATGTTGGGAGCAACCCGTATTTGCGGTGTGCTTACAACTAACCAACCAACTGGGAAGAAGTACCAGGACATAATCTTGCGAATTTTTGAAAAAAGAAAGCCGATCAAATGAACAAAATGCTACGCGACATAATTACCATCATAACTGTTATCTGCCTGATGTGCTTGACGTTCTCGACGACTTTGTGGGGACTCAAGGAATATAAGAAGATGATGGGCTTTTCATCACCCACCTCCGAGGTAGGCGTGGATTCGTCTGCGCCTACCTTTTTCATGTCTACGCTGGAATTGCAGCGCGAATTAAACCGCCGCGACCCCACGCTGAAACTTAAAGAAGATGGCGTGTGCGGGAAGGCTACGCAGGCGGCGTGGGATGCAGCAGTCAACACCCAGTACGCTTTAGAGACATGGCCAGAGGTGAAATGACAGGCAGGAGAATCAAAACCCTCGCGGGGCTGTACCGTGCTGCACGCAACAAAAGGGCGGTTATTTGCCCAGACGACCTTTGTTTCAGGAAGCCCCGACCAGCAGCGTTTGTGATAAGTATGCAGGGAACCGCTATTCTGAGGGCGTTCCGTTGTGGCATGTACCTCTACAAAAAGGAGAATGACAAGTGACTGACGGAGCGATTATTCAGACCGGCAACAGGGGACTTGTTTTGCGGACACACGAAGATATGCAGCGATGGGCGGACGGGGTATTGGCATCAGGTATGGCGCCGGAATCGTTGAGCACATCAGCGAAGATATTAGTGGCGACACAGTATGGGCTCGAACTTGGGCTTACGCCTATGGTCGCACTCAATTCAATCGTCGTTTTGCGTGGCAGGCCGACGATCTACGGCGATACTGCTTTGGCGATGGTCAAGAAGTCCGGGCTGCTCAAGTCCTACCTTGAGAAGGTTACGGGTGAGGGCGACGGCATGGTGGCAGAGGTCATCAGTGAACGTATCGACTCTAACGGGTTTGAGAACAAAGTAGGAACCACCTTTACTGTTGCCGATGCCAGGCAGGCGGGGTTGTGGGGCAAGAAAGGAACATGGACAACACACCCGAAGCGTATGCTGAAGTATAAGGCTCGTGCGTTCAACCTGAGAGATAACTTCCCTGACATCTTAACGGGTATGCACATATACGAGGAAATGCTCGGGGAGGAACTGGGCGGTGAACAGCTTGCCGCCCCGACCTGTGCGACGCCTAAGCGTGCTGACAGGAAGCAGGTGGACTCGTCGCCTGTTGTTCCCCCTGAGACGACTGAGCCTGACCACCTTGACCATCCTGAACCTGAGCCGTCTGCCGAACCTGCTGCCGATGTTGCCGACGAGAAGACGGTGGAAATGATGGAGGCTGCTTGCAGGAACGAGTTTACCGACAAGGTTACGGAGATCAACGATCAACTGTTCTTAGACATTGCTCGCATGAATAACTTGTGGGACAAGTTCACATCTTTCGTGCTGATGCTGTCGAAGGCGCCGGAAACTTACACGGTGGATATGCTTCGGACGATCAGCAAGGCGCTCGAGGCTCCCCTGGACCCGGCAATAACGGAAATGATACCTAAGCAGGAGACAGAGCATGACAGAGAAACAGAACGGACTTGAACAGTTTGCACCGAAGGCGATGCCGCCGATTCTCGGAGATAGATCTGCGCTTGATCGCGTGGCGACTTGCCCGCACTCACATCGCCTGCATCGGCTTGTGGAATTGATGCAGGTGCAAGCCAAGGGGACTGGACTCAGCCCCAAGTTGCTTGAGATCGTGGAGAGCGCCCCTATCGCCACGTCAGCGAAGATTGCGGCGGCGATAGAACGGGGCGGGGACCTGCTGGCCCTGAATGACGTGCTGCCGGCGACAGGCACGATCATTCACGGACTGGTCGAGGAAGCGTTTAAGTTCTGCCAGACGCAGGAGGAAAAGCAGGACGCCGAAGGGAATGTCATACAGGCTGCGGCGTGGGACTATGAGCAGATTCCCGACTATTTCGTCCAGGAGCTTCCCAAGCAGCGCCCGGACCTTGTGCCGGAGGTTATTCGGGCTGCGGCGTGCGTAGCCGACCTGCTGGCTGACTTGCATGTTCGCGTGATCGGGGTCGAGGAACAGATCGACTGTGTTCTGCTGCCGGAAATACCTGACCAGCGCGGCGCCTTTATCGGGACCACCTGTGTTGACATACTGGCACAGGGTCAACACCAGAGCCTTCACGTGTGGGACTGGAAGACCGGCTACAAGAGACGCACGAACACCGAGGCCAAGGATGACTTCCAGGCGATCTTTATCGCGTACCTGCTCTGGCAGCAGCCGCAGTACAAGAATGTCAACACGATACACTTCTGGTTTATCGAGACGCGGTGGGGTTCGAGGGCCTACGCACGATTTGACCGCCACGAAGAACACCATAAGCTGCCGCACTTGACGCAGGAGGAAGCGTTTGCCGCTCGAATCAGCCAGGCTGTTCGCTACTGGCTGACCAATTGCAACGACGCCTGGCCTGAGCCGAAGAAGTGCGAATGGTGCGATATGATTCGGTTCTGCAAGTACGCTAATACCGAAGCCTTGGAAATTGCGGCGGACCCGACAGCCTTCCTCGACAGATATGTGGTGACGGCGGAACTGATGAAGAAGGACAAGGCGACACTGACGAAGTGGATTAAAAAAAGCGGGCCGGTCTACGGCACGAATGTTGTTTTCGATAAGAAGCCGGCGTCAACCCGGTTCTATTCCGAGTTTCGCAAGATAGCAGATGAAAAAGCGCCGGCTACGGCCAAGGCTGCGGCTCCCGGCGACAGTGATGATTTAAACAGCCATTTCGGATAACCCAAGCAAAAAGGAGTATCAGATGAAGCGAGGTGATTTAGGGCACATCAAAGCACAGGCGAAAGCTGCGGATGAATTGAGAGAGAGGCTGGATGCCGCAAAGGCAGCCGTCGAAACTTTCGACACGAAGGCACAGGGTGCAAGTCGGCTCAGGATGGAAGTGAGCTTCTATGTAGCGAATGTCTATAAAGGCAGTACGCCCTGCCCGACGGTACCGCCCGAGCTTTACTGCCTGCTGGAACTCATCCTGAAGGAACGGCGAGATCAACTGCAAAAGCAGTTCGATGAACTGGAAATCGAAACTCAACGGAAGGAAACAGAATGAAGATCATTAAACTAAGCGCAGAGAACTTTAAGCGGCTGGTAGCGGTGGAGATTAAGCCTGACGGCAGCACCATCGTTATCAGCGGAAAGAACGGGGCCGGCAAGTCTTCGGTGCTTGACACGATCACGGCGGCGCTGTGCGGCAAGAAGGCGCTGCCTGACAAGCCGATCAGGGACGGGCAGGACCATGCCGAGATCACCGTCGAGACAGAGGACTATATCATCAAGCGGACTTTTACTGCCAAGGGCGGCGGCAGCCTGACAGTTACCAACCGCGACAACATGGCGGCAAAGAGCCCCCAGGCGATGCTCGATAAGATGGTCGGCGCGATCGCGTTTGACCCGATGAGCTTTGTCAACGACATGGACGCCCGGCAGCAGAGAGAGACGCTGCTGAAGCTGGTGGGCCTTGACCTGTCGGAGTTCGACAAGAAGATCGCCGAGATCAAGCAGCAGCGCTCGAACATCAACATCGAGAAGAAGGCGCCGGAGGCCGACCTTGCGAGGATTACGGTTACACCGGACCTGCCTGACGAGGAAGTCGATGTCGCGGCGCTGTCGCAGGACCTTGCCAAGTGGCAGGAGCATAACCATGCGATTCAACTGAAAAGAGACTTGAGGGCCGCAAAGGTAACGAGTCTCGCCGGTACTGAGGCATCCCTTACTATCAGGAAGAAAGAGATTGAGCGGCTACAGGCAGAGGTCGAAAATGTTGCGCAGCAGATGGCCAAGACGGAGGTGTCGCTGGCCGGTACACAGAAGCAAATCGCCGACATCGAAGCCGAACTCGCAGAAGTCTCACCCTGCGACCTGAACGAGATCACGCAGAAGATCGCAAACGCCAACCAGACCAACGCCAACATCCGGTTAAACCAGCAGGCAAAGGACTTAAAGACCAAGCTCGAAGTCCTCGGTAACAGTTACAGCACGCTCGGTACGGATTTGAAACAGATCGAGGCTGACAAGGCTGCGGCGCTGGGCAAGGCCGACATGCCTGTCAAGGGGCTCAGTGTGGACGAGACCGGCGTTGTCTTCGAGGGCATACCGCTTTCGCAAGTCAACTCTGCCAAGCAACTTGAGGTAGGCGTAGCGGTGTCGATGGCCCTAAACCCGAAGCTGCGGGTCATACGCATGAACGGTAACGATCTGGATTGCGACAGCATGGCTATTATCTCGAAGCAGGTTGAGGACCAAGGGTATCAGCTTTGGTTAGAGCGGGTGTCGGACGACGACAAATGCGGAATTGTCATTCAAGATGGCATGGTTAAACAGGTAAATTGAAGGAAGGAGTTGTAGACGGCCAGTGATAGATGCAAAAGACTTGAAATACGGCGAGAAGTTCTACGCTTACCATCTGAGCAGTATGCAGATGGCGCTCTTCTGTCCGTGTGTGGTTACGAAGGCAACGCGGGCGAACACCAACGTAATCATCGCTACTGACAGCAAGGCAAACGAGCGGGCGTTTAACGTGTACAAGTTTGTGTTCAGCGAGCTGCCAATCGTGGAACAAGAGCAGGTCCCGGTAGTGAGCAGCGGTTACGAGAGCTTGTCGGCAGAGACGGTGCTTGAGAAGGCGTCGGCCAGGCTCTGGAAAAAATCCTGGCTTGAACTGCTGTTGGAAATACACCGGGAAATTCACACGTGCGATAGGCACTTTTGGCATATCGTCGCCGAGATCGAGAGGCAGACCGGGATGGCCAGTATGGTCAAGGTAGCGATTAAGCCCGAAGAGGAAGACGAGGACCCCGAGGAAGATGAGCAGGCTCAGGACGAGCCTGAAAACGAGGTGCCCGACGAGCAGGAGGCTGACAAGGCAGCTCAGGTGAATGCAGCGACGGAGAGCTGCACGTAATGTTAATTGGGGCCGGCTGGACCGGAAACCAGTCGGCCCCTTAATCGCAAAACCAGAAAGGACGCAGATTTATGGCAAAGGGAACAAAGATCAGTACGACGGCCAAGATTACGGACGTCGCCGCGAAACGCAAGCAGGATATGCTTAAATTTGAGGAGTTGCAATTTTCGCTGTCAGACAATTCAAAGCTGGCCGCGATGGTTCGCAAGGGAACCGGGGTGTACCTGACGATTCAACTGGACATGCCAGGCGAGAAGCCAATCCAGTCGTCGGGCATACTTGTTCAGTCGGTAGTGAATGTGACGAACCAGAACCCACAGTTCAACAGGCTCAGGTTTTCGCCCAAACAGCACGCAGAACTGATTCAGTTGATGCGATCTGAAGCAGAGGTCACGGTCACCATTGAGCAGCCACAGGGCGATCTTTTCGCGGACGAAGACGAGGGCAACTTGCAAGAGTAGCGGCAGGGATGCCGCGAGCCGGGCGGAGCAGGTAGAAGTATACAACCTCATGGCCGCCCGGTCTTTATGGGGTCCGTTACCGTGTGCGTAAGACAGGCGCTGACGAGCGCGCAGCTAATCCGTAACCGACCCCACCTTATAGGGCAGTAGCTCAGTTGGCAGAGCAACGGGCTCATTACCCGAATGTCGCAGGTTCGAGTCCTGCCTGCCCAATTTTTCTTGAAGGAGCATAATATGGAAAACACAACAGAGTGTGAAAGATGCGGGGTTCGCCTCCGGGTAGATCCGCTGCTGAACTCGGATGCGAGAATGTTACGCCGGGCTAAGGTGCCCAAGGGGTTGTGTATCAATTGCGCGGTTCATGATTTCCTGAGGAATACTTATCCGTGCAACATGCTCTTGGCCAAGGGGCCGGGCTCGTTGGCCTACCCGCACGTACAAGAGCAATTTGCCAGCATTATGCGTGCGGGAATGTCCGATGCTCTCCCCGACGAAATCGGATGGGAGTTGATTATTGAAAACTGGGATTTGCCGTTTCCGCACAAGGTAAAACCCAGGGCCACGAATCCTTGTTCGCAGCTTGAGCTGGACGAGATAGCGGAGGGCAAGAGGCCGGGGCTTGGCGATATCCCTCGTGATTGCGCTCGTATGGATTCACCAAACTACCGGACGGCGTGTAACAGGGCTGCGCCAATCACAAGTTTTGAGCAGATAAACGAATTAGAGCCGGGGTTAGGCGATAAGATGAAAAAATGGTTGGGGATGGAATGAACCTGGATTTAAAAAGTGTTCTTGACGAACGAAACCGAATAATAAACAGCTTCTCCGTACCCATTGAGCATACCTCGCTGGTCCTAACAGATGCGGACATGGAAGATCACCGGACACAACTTGAAGAGGTCTATCGCAAAACACTGATCCACGAGGCTTCCGTATTTGACGATTGTTGCCAGAGGCTTAGAAAAGTATTTAGGTGGAATTGATGGCAACTTTCAAGGAAGGAGTAGCGATATGAGTGTGGTTTTTTTCGTACCAGGTGAAGCTGCAACAGCCGGGAGCAAGCGGGGCTTCTATAATAAAAAACTCGGTCGGGTGATGATGGTGCCGGCCAGTAAGAAGCAGAAGCCGTGGATGGCAAATGTGCGTTTCTTCGCGATGCAAGAATACCAAGGTCCGCTGCTGGAAGGGCCGGTGAAGCTGACGATTGAGTTTCGCATGGTGAGGCCCAAGGGACATTACGGGACAGGACGCAATAGCGGCGTTGTGAAGCCCAAGTATAAGATGCCCTGGCACTTCATCAAGCCGGACCTTACGAAGCTGACGCGGGCATTAGAGGACGCCCTGAAGGGCATCATCTGGCATGATGATTCGCAGGTCAGCATACAGGAGACCCGCAAGGTCTATGTGGATCGGGATCCGGGGGCTATGGTCAAAATATCAACGATAATCGCAAGCAAGGAAACGACACTGTTCGATGGTAAGGACGTTTGAGTAATGCGACACTTGGATTTATTTGCGGGTATTGGCGGTTTTCGTCTTGCGGCTGAAGCGGCGGAGATGACCTGCGTGGGCGGCTGCGAGATCGATAAGTTTGCCCAGCAGTGTTATGTATCGCATTTTCCGAGCCCTGAGCTTGCCAGCGATATTCGCCAATGGGATGGCGTCGATTGCGATGTGATGACGGGCGGGTTCCCCTGTCAGGATATATCGGTAGCCGGATTACAGAAAGGACTTGATGGTGAAAGAAGCGGATTATTCTACGAGTTTACGCGATTGCTTCGATTACGCCGTCCCCGGTGGGCGGTCATCGAAAACGTTCCGGGTTTGCTCACCAGCCCTAAAGGCGATAAGGGACGGGATATGGCCGCCGTCGTCAGTGAAATGGGAGAATGCGGGTATGGCGTGGCGTGGCGAGTGCTTGACAGTCGCTATTTCGGAGTCCCACAGCGGCGCCGTCGAATCTTCTTTGTCGGACATCTTGGAGGACCGTGTCCCCCGGAAATTCTATTTGAGCCCGAAAGCATGCCGGGGCCTGCTGAGAAGATGCAGGCGGCGAAAAAGGACCTTGCCCGTTGTCTTACGGCGAGCACTGGAGGTGTCAGCGCGAAAGAGAGCCAGGCAACTCTTCTTCCCGTAGTGCTGCCGATGGCCGGCGGTATGGAGCCGAGCCGGGCCGGGATGCTGATCGCCGGGACGGTGACGGCGCAATGGTCAAAAGGCAGGAGTGGCTTTGCCGGGGTCAATGAGACCGATCACCTGGTCCTCAGCGATGCGGTCATGCCGGGGGCGAGGTGTTCGGCGAATGTCGGGTGCAAAGTGCCGGACGGGGAATTAGCTGTGCGGCGATTGACGCCTCTGGAATGCGAACGGCTGCAGGGCTTTCCGGACCTGTGGACGGCGATGCTGTCGGACACGCAACGTTATAAATGCCTGGGCAACGCCGTGACGGTGTATGTCGCCAGGTGGATACTCAGAAGGATCAGCTCTTGGAAGAAGAAGTAAGGGTTTTAAGAATGGCCACGGCAGGGAAGTCGGAAAAAAAGAAAAGGAAAAAAACCAAGCGGAAGAAAACGATTCTAAAAATCTTTCACTGGAAGGAACGTTTCGAAATCCCGCTGAAAACGGACAAATACAAAAAGGGCGGGCTGGATTTTGTCCGGATGTACGTGGGCGCCGGCTGCGATGACGAATCGGTTAGTCTGTATTGCCAAATCCAGGCGTTATCGTCAAGGGACGATTTTGATACACTGGAAGTGTGTTTCTGGCGCCTCGTGCGTTATCTTGCCCACTGGAGTCATCCATACCGCGGCTATGTGATCGATGCCTGTCAGAAACCAGCCAGCCCAAAGGCTGTTGGGCACATCATAGGGAAGGACACAAACGAGACGAAGGTCATCATTGACGCGCTTAAGAGTGTGGGGTTGCTTGAGACAGTGGAGATGCCCAATTTCAAGAAGCGGCCGTCCGAGCCGCCCGCAAATCCTCCCCAAGAGGATATCCCCTCAGAAAACACCCCTGAAGGTGGCAAAAACGACGTTCCGGAAAATTCCGGAACAGACCGGACTATTCCGGAACCCTTTCAAGAAGGGGAAGGGGTAAAGGGTGAAGCCTCGGCCTTCGGCCTCGGCAAAGACGAAGGTGAAGAAAAAGCGGCTTCGGCTTCGCCTCAGCCTGGAAAGGGGAAGTCTGAAGTTGAAGCCGAAGGTGCAAAGCCGAAGGCGAACGGGGAAGTTGGAGGACGAACCTCCTCTGCCCCGACCGCCACCCCGCCGATTAGGCCGATTAAGCCGACTAAAGCCGACGCTGGGGGGGGGCAAGGACACAGGGTATCCGATACCCCCCCCCGCTCGGTTTTCACTTGCAGGAATATCTCAGGGCAACTGGACAGCCTCTATGACCCGAAATGCAAGGAGTTCGCGGGGGACATCTTCATCAAGCTCTTTGGCCGAACCCCAGACCCCGATCAACGGGAGCACTGCCGGGAATTCGGCTGTTTTGTTCACGCCTGGTCTGCGGCCCAGATGGGGGGGCTGCGACCATTCGACCTGGCAGAACTGAGGACCAAGAGCATGAAGGAGGCAGCAAAGATCGGGCGGGCCAGCCGGCAGGGCAAAGTTAATAAGCCAGGCGCCGTCTGGTGCAACTCATACCATCCTCGATTGAGGAAAATGATACAGGAAAGGGGCATCAAACGGGTCCGCGACGGACCGCCTCTTTGACTGTAAAGCCTTGTAAAGTCACAGGTTACAGCGATATAGGTTTGAGTGCCGCCGCCGTCCGGCGGCGAGGAAGCAAGATAATGAGCACGTGTAAAGCTAATAGTTACAAGCACTTATGTTACGGGTCCTTCCCAGAGGCACCGACATCAAGGGTCAGTCAAT